CTTCAACAGTCTCGCATACAAGCGCAAGATGATGGCTGACGCTATCGCAGACTTCGAGACAGCCGTAACCGAAGGTCGTGACGTACCTGCCGAGCGTCTCTGCACTCGCATTGAGAACATGGAAGTAGAACTGGATGCACTGATCGAGCGTCATGAGGCAGACAAGGGTGCCTATACAATCATCAGCGATGGTGAGGAATGGTCTCCAACCAAAGCAACACGCAACGTATCATCTGATCTAGCCAAGCGCGTAGCTGCAATGAAAGCGAAGGTGGGTCAATGACCCGCCTAGAAAGGCTCATTGTTGAGGGCGTGATCTTCGGATTCGTCGCCCTCGCAATCATCTACGCTCCCGCAATCATCTACATCATATCAAACTAGGAGATACCTGTGGCTTATAACGGATACACCAACCATGAAACGTGGCTCGTCAATCTATGGATGGAGGAACCACTGCGCGAACTGATCCAATCAGATGAGATGATTAACAATCGTCACATGTATGATCTTGTTTACAATTACATCGAAATGGAAAACGGAAACCCCGCTTCACTGAGGGAGGATCTCATTGGATCGGCACTAGGTAGCGTCAACTGGCGTGAATTATATGACCTATACACAGAGGATAACCCAACATGACTACCCAACTAGACATCCACAATGTGGAAAGCATCACGACAAACCTTAACATCTACGACACATTTAATGTGACGCGCGTAGAGATACGCAAGGACAGCGGAGAGCTAGTTGTCATCAACCTATACTCTCAAGGACATGAGCAAGCGATTCAACTAGACGAAGCAACGCAAGATTACAGGAAGTGAGACCGATGGAAGTAAATGAAATGTTTTACACACCAGAATCAATGGATGAATTGACTGAGTGGCTGAAGAATACACGCGAACCAATGGCAATGATGGCTGCGATGTTGATGTGGAATCTCATTGCAGCAGGCAATCACATAAGCAAGGAGGATCAGAGCGATGGCTAAATATTATGTAGGCTTAACTATTCACAACACGTTTGAAATTGATGCAGACAGTGAGTTCGAAGCCGAAGAAAAGGTACGTGACCTATCAGTGTACGCAACAGTAGATGAGGCAGAATACACCATAACTTATGTAGATGAGATTAAAGATGCAGGTTAAGTCACCACCAATGACACGTCAGCACTATGAATTTATCGCTGACATCATGGGCCCACAGGTAGCGTGGCCCTCACACCTACACTCAATAGCTGATGCACTTGAATCAACCAACGTGCGGTTCAATCGAGTTAAGTTTATTGAGCGAGCAACGAAAGCATGGGAAGATAACTACGAACCAAAGGAGATAGACGATGACATTAACTACTGATCCAAGAAGTGATGGTGTCCAAGCTGCGCTTATCAAGGCACACCTAAGGTTGTGCGCTGTCGGAATGAGTCCACCAAGGCCGCTTACAAAAACTCAGTTGATGATTAAGGCTGGAAATCTAACTGGTCTAAAGTACAAGCGCACTGAGATAACTCAAGCAATTGCAGACTTACAAACTATTGTTGATAAACATAGGGCGATCGAAGATGAAATCATTTACTGATTGGATTGATTGCCCCGAATGTGGTGGCACTGGCGAGCAAGAGTTCGAGCATAACGTGCAGATGAGCAGCAATAATCCATACGGATACGTCGATACATACATGGATGACTGCACTAACTGCGCAGGTATGGGTGAGATTGAGGCTGATGACCTTGACGACGAGGAGTTATGACTGCATACACGCAGCATGAAAAGTTATTGGCAATCAATTCAAGACATGCACAAGGGGCTGAAGGTTCCTTTGCATGTGGTATTCATCAAGTCTGGCATACCAACGTCAACTTATTATAGAACATTGAACGGAAAGACTGAGCTTCGGTATGATACTGCGGCTAAGATCTATCGGACAATGGAGTTGATGAAGGGTGCATCGCCTTCACCAGCAGACAAGAGAAAGCTGAAGTGATTGGAGGCGTACCAAAACATGATACTCGAGCTGGCAGACAAGCGCAGGGAACTGGGCTGGTCACAAGAGGAGCTGTCATTCGAGATCGGATGCACATCTTCACTCATTCACAAGTGGGAGACGCACAAGCGAATACCATCTGCGTTTCTTTTTACATGTTGGCTCGACGCTCTTGGCTGTAAGATCGAAATCAGCACGAAAGATTCTGAATAGACAGACGTTTCCGTGTGATGCCTGCTCTAAAAGGACAGAGTATTTTGTACAGATATTGGCGTCGATCAAGCCAGCCACTTACCATACGATCTGCATGACCTGTTATGAGGAAGAGACATGGCAAACAAAAATAAGTCTAAAGGAATCTACCACGAGAAAAGAATCTGCGAGTGGCTCGACAAAATCGGTGTCGAAAACTACCAAGTCCCGCTCTCGGGTGCGCTCGGCGGACAGTGGAGTGGCGACATCCACCTCACATTGGGCGGACGAAAGCTGGTAGCAGAGGTTAAGTACAGGGATAAGTCTAACTTCCCCAGCCCCTTCACTGTATTGGAGGGCAGAGACATAGCCTTTTACAAACGTAAGACAGGGAAACCACAGTCGTTGGTCATCATGCCGGCGGAATTGTTTGAACATCTATTTGGAGATAGAGAAGATGAACAGCCAGAACCAACTAATCAAAGCACATCTTGAATCAGGCAGGACAATCACAGGCTATGAAGCCTTGGAATTGTACGGCTGCATTAGATTAGCCTCAAGAATTTATGACATAAAGCAATCAGGCTATGCTATAAACAAGGACATGGTTGAGTTACCTAACGGTAAGCACATCGCATCTTACTCAAAAAAAACCCCGACCTAGTTGGAGCTAGGCCGAGGCTAAGTGGGAGGCGTATGGGAAACCCATCGAAACCCATACAAGCAGAGGAAAACATAAGCAGTGGAGGGCTATATGTATAAAGACATACTAATCGAAGACATCATTAGTTGGCAAGTATCAAACGCACATGCCAAATATTTGTTAATGATTATAGCATCTTACACGAACAGTGATGGAGTGTGTTATCCCAGCATCACTAGCATTTGTGAGCGATCAGAACTCAGCCGCAGTACAGTAATACGCACAATCAATTGGTGCGTAGATAATAAATATTTGTTGCGATCATCAGGTCGAACAGGCGTAGCCTCAACATATCAATTCACTTGCTTAATGGAGACAGACATGGACGACGACAGAGGTAGTGTCACACAGACACCCCAAGTAATATCTAATATAATAAACATATCTGATAATAATAATAACTCTACTTGGAGTGTCACACAGACACCCCCTACCTTCGATGCCTTCTGGTCTGCGTATCCACGCAAGGTTGCCAAGGGTCACGCACGTAAGGCATTTGACAAAGCATGTAAGCTGGCAAGCGCAGAAGAAATCATTGCTGCTGTTGGTAAGTTCGCCTACGCAATGCAAGATACTGACAAGCAATACATCCCACACCCAACCACATGGCTTAACGGTGAGCGTTGGGAAGATGACATGGATGACGTGGCACCACAGTCCAGGACAAACAGTGACTACCTCGATGACATCCTATCAAACATGACAGTCAATCAGCTCGCCATAGGTAAGGAGTAACCAATGGAGTACAGTCAACGTGTACAAACTATCGGAGCGTGGCTTCAGCGCCTGCTCAAGAGGTACACGCCACCATCTGCAATGGATCAGACAGCGTTAGCCGAAGAGCTACAGCTCATTGTCACAGATATAAACTCATACATACCTTCTCAGTTCGAGGCCAAAGACATGGAGGTGGTACTAACTAAGGTCGATGCAAACGTCCGCGCCTATCAGGCGTCACGATCATGGCCCACCATCAAGACATTCATCGAGTCCACTAAGAAAGCAGTCGATGATTACAGCCGCAACACCAACTCACAAGTCACGTCGATCACACTCGACAAGACCGATCACATCATCGTCAAGCAGGTTAAGCAAGGCTTGCCTATACCTGACTGGCTTCTCAACCCCGACTCATTCCAGCGTCAGAAATTATTAGAAGAGACAGACCTGACGCTCGATGACCTAAATAAATATCTTGATCCTACTGCAAGGGTGCAGTAAATAAGTATATGAAAGTGGAGGACTAACATGGAACGCAAAGGTTTTATAGGCGGCAGCGATGCGGTCAAAATCATGAACGGAAATTGGTATGACCTATGGGCAGTGAAGACTGGCAAGGTAGAACCAGACGATCTGTCACGCAATCTTGCAGTGCAGATGGGTACACTTACTGAAGACTTTAACATCGAATGGTTCGAGCAAGAGTATGACTACAACCTGCTCGTTGAGGATCAACAGAAAGAGTTTAAGTGC